TATTGATTGGATAAGTGTAACTACACTTGTTTCCCATTTTAAAAAACCTTTTGATGCTAAAGCAGTAGCAGAGAAAGTAAGCAAAAGCAAAAGATCTAAATGGGCTGGAGTAGATCCTAAGATTATTCAGGAGATCTGGAATAATGAGTCTACTAGATCCCTTACTCTTGGTACATGGTATCATAACCAAAGAGAAGATGACTTATGTTCATTAGCATCATTAAGTGTAGAAGGAACTACTGTACCTGTATTTAGACCTGCAGAGGTTAGAGAAGGTGTTAAAATAGCTCCATCACAAAAACTAGAACCAGGCGTGTATCCAGAACATATGGTCTATTTAAGATCAGCAGGTATCTGTGGACAATCAGATTTAGTGGAAGTAGTCAATGGTAAAGTAAACATCATTGACTACAAAACTAACAAAGAGATAAAGAAGGAGTCATATGTAAACTGGGAGGGTATATCTGATAAGATGTCTCATCCGGTAAATAACTTAGATGACTGTAACTTTTATCATTATGCTTTACAGCTCAGCATTTATATGTATATTATATTGAAGCATAATCCTAAACTAAGACCCGGAAATATATTTATACACCATATAACATTTGAAATAGACAAAGAAGATCAGTGGGGATATCCTATTGCCAAACTAGATGATAATGGAGATCCTATAGTAAAAGAAGTAATACCAATGGAAATACCTTATTTAGTAGATGAAGTGCATGCTATTATTCACTACCTTCATGATAACAAAGCCAAAATTAAAAAGAAATAACAATGCTGATTAAACTATTTGATGTACAGAATAAAACAGTAGTACCAACAGAACACTGTTATACACTGAAGTCTCTTAAAGATATAATGGATGATTATCCTGATGACTATCTCAAAATATATCAGTATCTATTTTACATGACATGTCCGGATCCAGATATGAATCCATTCTTCCATACACCACATATAGAGAAAGAATCATTAATCATGCGGGAGATAGAAGCTGAATTCTCTACAGAAGATACAGAGATATACAATGCATTAAGATTCTGTGAGAAACTATATGAAACCCCAACCTCACGCGCGTACGGGGGTATGCAGAAAGCACTAGATAGAATATCAAATTACCTAGCTACTGCACAAATTACTGATGGTAAAGATGGTAACATAGCTCAGATAAGAGCATTAGCAAAAGACTTTGATGGTATTAGGCAATCCTTTAAGGGTGTGTACAAAGATCTACAGGATGAACAGCAAAGCAAAGTCCGTGGTGGTCAGGGCTTAGCATATGATAGTTAGTCATGAGTCAGATCTTTGAAGATATACCAACTTGGGATAATGGTACTTGGACTACCACATCTTTTGACAGCAGAGAAGAGTTTGCTACATATCTGCGTTCAATATTTAAAGAACCTGGTCAATATGAGTTTGATGAAGTTAGCACAGAGTTATTTGTATCAGAATCAAATAAGTTTAGAAAGCTTGGTATATATACTACAGCTCCTTTTAAATCTAAAGACTTTATTAACTATTGGGATGATCAGAAAGCTAAATGTAGAAAAGGTGTTCTAATCAAACATGGCACCAAAGCTTGGTTCTTAGCTAGAGAATACTACATGTGGCTTAACTTTCTACCTATCTTTAATAAAGAGATACAGCAGTTTGGTTTTGCTGATATCAGGGATGCTCAGTATCATATGGCTCTATATGAACTATTAGCAGAACTAAACTATAAACATGTTGCTATCTTAAAGAAACGTCAGATAGCTTCTTCCTACTACCATATGGGTAAACTTATAAATCAGCAATGGTTTGAAGCCGGTGTTACATTAAAGATTGGTGCTAGTCTCAAAGATTATATAAATGAGAAAGGTTCCTGGAAATTCTTACAAGAGTATGCAGCATTCTTAAATGAACATACAGCATGGTACCGTCCTATGTCACCAGACAAAGTAATGATGTGGCAACAGAAGATTGAAGTCAGAAAAGGTAATAGAAAAGCTGAGGTAGGTCTTAAGGGTACTATACAAGGTATGTCATTTGAGAAAGATCCAACAAATGGTGTAGGGGGTCCGGTTAAATACTTCTTCCATGAAGAGGCAGGGATTGCTCCTAAGATGGATCAGACATATGAGTATATGAGACCTGCCATGAGATCTGGTTTAATTACTACAGGGATGTTTATTGCTGCAGGATCTGTGGGTGACTTATCACAATGTGAACCCTTAAGAAAAATGATTGTAAAACCTTTAGATAATGATGTCTATGCAGTAGAATCAAGTCTCATTGATTCAAAAGGTACTTATGGTTTATCTGGTCTGTTCATTCCTGAGCAATGGTCTATGCCACCATATATAGACAAATATGGTAACTCACTTGTTACTGAAGCTTTAGAAGCTTTAGATAAACAGTTTGAAGTTTGGAAAAAAGAACTTGATCCGGAAACATACCAGTTAAGAATCTCTCAGCATCCAAGAAATGTAGAAGAAGCATTTGCACATAGAACAGTATCTGTATTCCCAACACATCTTGTTGCAGCACAGGAAAGAAGAATAGAAGATAAAGAATATGGTTATGAGTTCTTAGATATCTCAACAGATGAGAATGGAAAACCTAGTGTCAAAACATCTAATAAAAGACCTATAATGGAATTCCCTGTAACTAAGAATACAGAGGATAAAACAGGTGTACTTGTTGTATGGGAGAGACCTATTGCTGATCCAACATTTGGACAGTATTATGCTTCTATTGACCCCGTGTCTGAGGGTAAGACAACTACCTCAGAATCATTGTGTTCTATATATGTAATGAAAGCACCAGTTGAAGTAACTAAAGTAACTGGTACAGAAACAGAGACTTATATAGAACCAGATAAAATTGTAGCTGCATGGTGTGGTAGATTTGATGATATTAATAAAACTCACCAGAGACTAGAGCTGATTATAGAGTGGTATAATGCATGGACAGTAATAGAGAACAACATCTCATTATTTATCCAGTATATGATATCTAGAAAGAAACAAAGATACTTAGTGCCTAAGAGTCAGATTATGTTCTTAAAAGATCTAGGAGCTAATGCTAATGTATTCCAGGAATATGGCTGGAAAAATACTGGTACTTTATTCAAAGCTCACCTTCTTAGTTATGCTATAGAATATACTAAGGAAGAATTAGATGTTGAAACAAAGACAGATGGTACTATAGTAAGAACCAAATACGGTATAGAAAGAATTCCTGATCCAATGTTACTCAAAGAAATGAGAGCATATGCAGATGGAGTCAACGTGGATAGGCTGGTTTCATTCTGTGCACTTGTTGCATTTATGAAAATTCAGCAGTCAAATAGAGGATATGCAAGAAGAACTATTATGGATGATGCAGCCAAAAACTTGCAAAAGTCAGAAAATTTGTTTAAATTAAATAGTAGTCCGTTCAGGCATATGGGTAAAACATATTATAAGGGTGGACAAGGAGTTAGAAGGTCTCCTTTTAAAAATTTTAAATAAAAGATATGCAAATAATAAACGCATTACAAGCTAAGAAAGGTGTCAAGACTAGTCATAATAGACTAGGTAGTATCATGCAGCCTTTGCAATTTTTATCTAAAAAAGATAAAGATCCAGAATGGGCAGCTTGGAATTTGGATTGGTTAGAATGGAATGGTTTAAAACAAATCCGCAGAAATGCCCGCAGGTTAATGAAGAACTACAAACTTGCAAAAGGTATTATAGATAAATCAGACTATATCATTGAAGAAAACAATGAGATGAGAGATATAGTTGAAATACTAACAAGAGAAGATGCTTCTGCATTGGAGTTAAAGTTCTATCCAATTATACCAAATGTTATTAATGTTCTAGTAGCTGAATTTGCAAAAAGATCTACTAAACTAACATATACATCAGTTGATGAGTTTTCATACAATGAAATGCTTGAGCAAAAAAGAAAAGCTGTAGAAGATGTTCTTATGTCTCAAGCTCAAGTAAAGATATCAGCTGCATTAATAGAACAAGGTTTAGATCCGGCATCTCAAGAAGCTCAACAACAACTTGGACCAGAACAATTAAAGACATTACCAGAAATTGAACAATTCTTTAAAAAGGATTATAGAGGAATGGTGGAGCAATGGGCTACACATCAACATAAAGTAGATGTTGAGAGATTTAGAATGGATGAGCTTGAGGAAAGAGGTTTCCGTGACATGCTTATTACAGACAGAGAGTTCTGGCATTTCCGTATGATGGAAGATGATTATGAAGTAGAACTATGGAATCCACCTGTAGTATTTTATCATAAATCTCCGGATGCAAGGTATATATCACAAGCTAACTGGGTAGGTAAAGTAGATATGTTAACTGTATCAGATGTAATTGATAGATATGGTTATCTGTTGACTCAAGAACAATTAGAAGCATTAGAAGCAGTATATCCTATTAGATCAGCTGGATATATCATTGGTGGATACCAGAATGATGGTACTTATTATGATGGTACTAAAAGTCATGACTGGAACGTAAACATGCCATCATTAGCATACAGACAGTATACTACTGCAATGGCAGGATCTGTATATGACGGTGGAGATATTATAAATCAAATCCTTTCTGAAGGTGAAGATTACTTTGATCAAGGGACTGCATACTTATTAAGATGTACAACAGGTTATTGGAAGTCTCAGCGTAAAGTAGGACATCTTACTAAAATAACTGAAGAAGGTGAAGTTCTAACAGAAATTATTACAGAAGACTACAAGGTTACAGAAAAACCTATGTATGATACAAGATTATTTAAAAATAAAACCAAAGACACTTTAATATTTGGAGAACATATTGATTGGATTTGGATTAATGAGGTATGGGGAGGTATAAAAATTGGACCTAATATTCCATCTTTCTGGGGTATGAATAACCCTGGTGGATTCTCACCTATTTATATTGGCATTGAAAAAAATCATATTGGCCCACTTAAGTTTCAATTTAAAGGTGATTCATCACTATACGGTTGCAAACTTCCAGTAGAAGGAGCTGTATTCTCTGATAGGAATACTAAGTCAACAGCATTGCTTGACTTAATGAAACCATATCAGATAGGATACAATATTGTTAATAATCAAATTGCTGATATTTTAGTAGATGAGTTAGGAACAGTGATACTGCTAGACCAGAATGCCTTGCCTCGTCACTCCATGGGAGAAGACTGGGGCAAGAACAATCTGGCAAAAGCATACGTGGCAATGAAGAATTTCCAGATGCTTCCTCTAGATACATCTATTACAAACACAGAAAATGCATTAAACTTCCAGCACTTCCAAAAACTTGACCTTGAACAAACACAAAGGTTAATGTCTAGGATTAATCTTGCTAACTACTTTAAGCAACAAGCTTATGAAGTTATAGGGGTAAACCCTCAAAGAATGGGACAGCAGTTATCTCAAATGACAGCTACCGGAGTAGAGCAAGCAGCATCTGCATCATATGCTCAAACAGAAATGTTCTTTATACAGCACTGTGATTATCTAATGCCTAGAGTACATCAGATGCGTACAGACTTAGCACAGTACTACCACTCTACTAAACCATCTGCAAGATTAACATATATGACATCTGCAGATGAGAAAGTAAACTTTGAGATTAATGGTACAGATTTATTAATGAGAGAATTAAATATCTTCTGTTCTACTACTGCAAATCATAGAGCTATTCTTGAACAGCTTAAACAAATGGCTGTACAAAATAATACTACTGGAGCTTCTGTATATGACTTAGGTAAAATTGTACAGTCTGATTCAATGGCTATGCTTAACTCTGTTCTTAAAAATGCTGAAGAAAAACAAACACAGCAAAAACAACAAGAAATGCAGCAACAGCAGCAAATGCAAGAACAACAACTTCAGTCACAACAAGAAATAGAGAAAATGAAGATTGATTCTGTTGCAGCTGAGAATGAGAAAAATAGACAGCGTGATATTCTAGTTGCTGAAATTAGAGCTGCTGGTTATGGATCTATGTCAGATGTCAATCAAAATATGATGTCTGATTATCAGGATGCCATGAAAGACATTAGAGATACTGAACAATATCAGGAACAAACAGATTTACAAAAGGAAAAAGAAACAAACAGAATGAGTTTGGAAAATCAAAGAGCTCAGATTGAAAGAGAAAAGATACAAGCTCAAAGAGATATAGCAGATAAGCAGTTGCAAATTGCACAGGAAAACAAAAATAAATATGATTCAAACAAGAAAAAATAATAGGTTAGCTATATAGTACAAAAAATTAATTTCTAACCTTTAAATTTATCAAGTTTATTTTGTATATTAAAGTATAAACAAAAACCAACAACAAAATGAGTGAAGAAACAAAAGACCTCAATGAGGTACAAGATTCTACAACGGTAGGACAAGTAGATGTAAATATTGATGAACTCTTTGGAATGCCTGGTGCGGAAAGTGTAATGCTTCCTGCAGATGGTAAAGAAGAAGAAAAACCAAAGTCTTTATTTTCTAAAGAAAATGTAGACACCACGTTCCTTGACAAACCTGCAACTCCTGAAGAAAAAAAGGAAGCTGCAGAAAAGAAAGCAGAAGTTGAAGAAACAATAGCTGAACTTGATGGTTTAATTTCTCAAGAAGAAGATGCTGGAAACAAAGGAAGACCAAAGGTTGATAAATCCGGTCTTGCAGAGTTAGCAACTAAAATGATTGAGGAAGGATCTTTAGTACCTTTTGATGATGATAAACCATTAGAGGAATATACTACTAAAGATTTCAGAGAGTTATTTGAAGCAAACTTCCAAGAAAGAGAAAATAAAGTTAGAGAAGATACACCAAAAGAATTCTTTAACTCTCTTCCAGAAGAACTTCAAATTGCAGCTAAGTATGTAGCTGACGGTGGACAAGATCTTAAAGGTCTATTTAGAACATTAGCTCATGTAGAGGAAATGATTCAATTAGATCCGGAAGATCAGTATGATCAGATTGAAATTGCAAGACAATACTTATATGCAACTCAGTTTGGTACACCAGAAGAAATTGAATCTGAAATTCAAGATTGGCAAGAATTAGATAGATTAGAACAAAAGGCTAAACAATTCAAACCAAAGTTGGATAGAATGCAAGAAGAAATTGTTGCAAGACAATTAGCTGAGCAAGAATATAAGAAACAACAACAAGCTGAACAAGCAAGAGCTTATCAAGACAATGTATATAATACACTTGCAAAAGGTGACTTAGGTGGATTAAGACTTGATAAAAAAGTACAAGGACTGCTTTACTCAGGATTAGTTCAACCAAACTATCCTTCTATATCAGGAAGACCAACTAACTTGTTAGGTCATCTATTAGAGAAGTATCAGTTTGTAGAACCAAGACATGATCTTATTGCTGAGGCTCTTTGGTTACTTTCTGATCCAGAGGGGTATAGAGGAAAAGTAAAAGAACAAGGTTCAAAAGCAGCTGTAGAAAAAACAGTAAGACAATTAAAAACTGAAGAGCAAAGAAAATTAACTAGCTCTTCTACAAATACTGGTTATGCAGAAAATAATAAACCAGCTGCAAAACCGCAAAAGACACTTCCTAGAAATAATGGCAACATGTTCAGGAGGTTTTAATTAGTAACTATTTAAAAACAAATAAAAAATGGCAACTCCAGTTTTAAACAATGGTATATTCCTCCGGGATACCGCTTACAACGCAAGTTCCCATGTGGATTCTTACCACTTGGTTAACATGCTGAAAGATGCTGAGCCTATGGACTTAGGCCCAGTTGACTTATGGGCTATGGCTCAAAAAGTTGAAATGCCGCTTTATCAAATGTCTTCATTTGGTGGCAAAAATGTAATTATGGTTGATAATGCTCGTGGTGAGTATAAATGGCAGACTCCAGTGTCTGTAGACTTACCTTACATCATTGAGGATATTGAACCAGACAATAATTTCAAAGGTGTGGATGGAACTACATTCCGTATCAAATTAAGCCGCAGAGAATTTGGACATGGTGATATCATCACATATGACAAATATAATGGAGCTGAGATGTACATTGTACCTACAGAAGATATCCTTCCTATTGGAGATGGATACATCTATACAGTACAATTAGTTGATAATGACAACAACAAATTTTTGGATAACAAGTACTTAGCTAATGGTACTAAAGTATTCCGTAAAGGTTCTGCACGTGGAGAGTATGGTGAAAGATTTTCTGACATCCAAACAAGAACAGGATTCCGTGAATTCTACAACTTTGTTGGTGGTGCTGAAGCTCATGTTCACTATTCTATCTCTAGCCGTGCTGACTTGATGATCAAAGGTGGAATGAATGCAGATGGTACAGTTCCTGTAACTGAGATCTGGAGAACATTTGACAAAACTATTGATCCAGCAATCACATCATTAGATGATATGGTTAAAGTTCTTGGAAAAGATAAAGTTAAAAAAGCATTTGATAACGGAGATCTTTCTAGAACATTCTTAACTACTATGGAAGCTGCTCACTTGAGCAAAATTGCTACTGACATTGAGACTTACTTAATGTGGGGACAAGGTGGTAGAGTACGTCAAGATGGTCCAGATGATCTAAGATTATCTGTGGGTCTTTGGAAGCAGTTGGATAACTCATTCAAAAGAGTATACAACAAAAATAACTTTACACTTGATTTGTTCCGTGGAGAGATCTACAACTTCTTCAATGGTAAGGTTGAGTTCCAAGGTCCAGATCCAAAACGCTCACTAGTTGTACAAACTGGTATGGGTGGTATGCGTATGGTAAATGAGGCTATCAAAAGAGAAGCAGTATCTTCAGGTCTATTGATTCAGGCTGCTGATATCGGTGCAATCACTGGTAAAGGTATGGACTTGAACTTTGGATTTGCATACACTTCTTATGTGATTCCTTTCTTGGCAAATGTTAAGTTTGTATTGAACCCAGCATTTGACAATGTTCATACAAATGATATTGAGAACCCAATCATTGATGGTTTCCCATTATCATCTTACTCATTCATTATCTTTGATATCACTGACAATACTAATGACAACATCTTCTTGTTGAAATTGTCTTGGGATAATCAATTGAAGTGGTGGTATCAAAATGGTACTATGGACTACATGGGACGTACACAAGGATTCCAGTCTTCTGGACAATTCAACGGGTACCGTGTTATGATGTCTCAAACAATGCCAGCTATCTGGGTTAAGGATCCTACTAAAGTCCTTAAGATTGTTATGAGAAACCCAATCACTGGTGGATCATTCTAACCAGACACTATAAAAACAGGGAGGGGGAAAACTCCTCCCTTTTTAAATTTAATAACCAACAAAATAAAAACCAACAACAATGGAAACACAATTTACAATGGTTGAGACCGGTAAGGGCTCAGTAAGAAAGACGGCAATTGCTATCAGACCGTTCTTTGACAGCAGATCTTCTAACATGGGATTAGAAGAATATGGTATGACTCTATTTGATGGAGTTACACACAATGAACAATTATCTTGTTTAGAAATAAACGGGGTGGTAAGATATATCACTGGATTAAATGAGTTTTCTCCAGAGATTAATCATTTACCAAAAGATGAAAAAGAAGCAAGAATAAAACAAATTAGAACTGCTATAGCAGAACTAGAAAAAGAACTTGCTGCTAATTACATTGAGATTGATGACAATCAATTCTGGAATAAAGTAAAATTACTTAAACCAGACAATGCAGAGTTTTGGAATAAGATATTTATATCATGTGGTAATGAACCGGTATACTTAGATCCAAAAGATCCATTTGATAGAATCAAGCTTTATGCTATTGAGGCCGGTGGCTTTTCAATTGTAGCAAAAAGTTTTGATGATGCAAGATCAAAAGCTGTTCCTCCTAAGTTTTACTTAGACAAAGAAGAAGAAACAGTAATGGTAAGAACTGAATACAAGAAGTTACGTAACAAAGCACTTTCTGAACTTCAGAAATTATTTGACAAAAACAGTACTAAGTTATTCTACATTGCAAAAGTTGTAGATATCAATAGTACACAATATAGGAAATCAACACCATCAGATGTTATCTATGAGAATATGGATAGATACATCAATGGTGAGGGTGGAGAAACCAACAAAGAAAGAGCTGCTAAATCCTTTATGGAAACAGCAAATATGGACATGGAAACACTAAAAATTAAATCAATTGTTAGAGATTCCGTTTTTTTTAAGTATATTATAAATAAGGCAGATGGATTTATCTACCACACAAAGTCTCAGTCTATGCTTGGACGGAATGTGTCAGATGTTGTTGAGTTTCTTAAAAACCCTTTAAATGAGGATATTTTAAAAGATCTTAATGCTGCCTGTGAGAAGTATTGGAATTCTTAATTTAAAAATAAAATGAAAACTAAAATGACTAAAGCTAGTAAAGGTGTAATAGTAAAGGCTAATGGTAACATGCCAGTAGATAAAACACCAGGATCAAAAGGTGTTAAGTCTGGAGTTAATCCTAAAGCTTCTGCATCTAAAGTAGCTAAGGGAAGATCTGGTGGTACATCTGTTGCACCTAAAGCTGCTATACCTAAAAAACAAGATGGTGGTCCAATAATGACTTCTAAGATGAAATCAAAAGTTGTTAAGACCGGAATGGGTAAAGCTATGGAAGCTGCTAAAAAAGGCCGTGCTGGTAAAATCTAAGTCATGCCAAAGGATTCTTGCTATCATAGTGTAAAAGCACGGTATGCTGTGTTTCCTTCTGCTAGAGCTTCTCAAGCAATTGCCAAATGCCGTAAAGGTAAAGGGCAAGTTAGGAAGACTGAGAAAGGAACAGAGCTTAAAAGATGGCAAGCAGAGAAATGGCAAGACACAAAATCTGGAAAACCTTGTGGTGCCGGTGGTTCTAATGAATACTGCCGGCCTACAAAAAAAGTGTCAAGCAAGACACCAAAGACTAAGTATGAATTAACTCCTTCTAAACTAGCATCTAAGAAAGCTGAGAAGTCTAGAGTAGGTATGGGAAGAAGGGTATCAAAAGCATAGTAATGGCAATTAAAAAAACAACAACTAAAAAATCAACACCAGCTAAGAAATCAACTTCTTCAGTTGGTATTTCCATTTTTGGTGGTAAAGCAGAACAAAGAAAATGGGAAATTGAATCTGCTATGTCTACATTACAAAGAGCATCTGAGATTCAGAAGAATGCAAAGCTTATGGCTGATGTAAAGAAGATGGCTGCAGAGAAAGCAAAAGAATTTAACAGCATTGCTGCTGGTAAAAAGATTTAATTTTTAATATTTAAAACTAAATAAAATGAAATCTCCAAAAAAAGGTACTGTTAAAAAAACAGTTAAGAAAGAACCACAGTCTGATAGAAAACTAAAAGACCAAGCAGGTCGTGCTATAAAAGATTTTAAAAAAGGATTTACAGATTCCTATAATCCAATTACTGAAAATAATAAAGCTGCCACTGCTGCTAAATCTAAAAGAAAAACTAAAACAGGATATGCTCCTAATCAAAATGTTGCAAAGTTTGATGATAAGACTGGAACTGCAAGATTTACTACTACAAACAAAAAAGGAAAAATATCTCATGTTGAAACAATAAGCGATAAGGCATTTAAAGAGTATTATGCTGACCCAAGTGGTAAAGTTTCATACGCTGTAGCTACAAAAGATGAAGTTCCTGCTGGAAGACCTGATTATAAAAAATCAGTAGACACTACAGGATATGCTGCTGGTAAAAAAGAATTTACAGTTAATAGCATTATGCGAAAGCCAGGTGAATTAACTAAAACTAAATCTACAAAGATTACTAGGAAAGAAGTTAAACCTCTTCTTGATAGAATGAAAGCAAAAGCTTCTAAAATGAAGAAAGGTGGAATGATTAGAACTAAGAAAAAATAATTATGTATTAATATTAAAACTAAATAAAATGAAAAAATATCAAGCTGGTGGTTCTAAAGATTGTAAAAAACAAAGTTGTCCTGAAACTCATTATTGGAGACAAGACTTGTGTCGCTGTGTAAAACATCTTTCTGCAGATTCAGTAAAAAACCCACCAAGTAAAAATGACTTGATGGTGAAAAAAGAAATTAAAAAAGCTAAGGAAGCTATTGGTACACTAAAGAAAAATGCTTCTAATAATGTTAAAAAAGTAAAAAATCTTTTGGGTCTTAAAAAAGGTGGCTCAATAAAAGCTAAGAAAAAATAATCATGGCACAGGCAAAAGCTAAAAAAGTAAAAGTAACTGCCGGTGGTGAAAAACATGTAGTATATAAAAAGACTACAAAAAAAGGTGAAGGAAAGGTTGGCCACATAATGGTCAACCATCCT